AACCGGACAAGCAATTGCAATAGAGGAAGTTGACTTCATCATCCAAGGCGATGGTGCTGGACGCTCTCAAGAATTTCAGTCAATGCTGCAATCCAACGGAGCCCTTTCATTTCAACTATGCGATTTGAACCCGGGCACTCAACTGCTCCGTGCTGACGATCACTCCCTTGTAGCAAGCGGCGCATTGAATATCGATTTTATCAATAACATTGGCTCAGAAGTTGCCGACTTCTATCCGGACAACTTTGGCCCTGCTTCTCTTTCAGAAGCATTCATGGTAGTCAATGATACCCTTTACCTAGTCATCGGAAACAACGGCGCCCTAGTATCAGCTGCAACTGGCATCGACATTACTGTCCGTGTTCGTTGCCGAGTCGTTAAACTTGGAACCAAGGACTGGATGGCAATTGCAATCCAGAGCACAGCGTCGGACAACTGAGGTGTTCCTAGTGAATGCTGATTGGGAAAGAGGATATGCTGCCGGATATACAGCCGCTCATAGGACTGATGTCCGTGACCTTACTGTTGATCGTGGAGTGGCTGCGCCGACTCCTCAAAAGAAAGCGCCTCGTAAAGTTAGTGCTTATAGTCGAAGATACGGAGTTGAGTACAAGCGACTCAAAGCCAAGCACCCAAGAGCCTCCTTCGGATCTCTAAGTAAGAAAGCCCATGCGGCAACAAGAAAGGTGATGAAGTAATGTCCGATAGAGCGCTTACTGGTTCAAGGATTATGAATAAACCTATACCAAGTTATCAAGGGGTTTTTGCTGACGGCATCGGATGGCCCGGACTGAATGGGTGGAGGCAGGTATCCCCCGGCGACGCTACAGGCGTCTACTATGAATCCTATTTTGATCTGTCAGGTTATGAACTCGACGATCTAACTGCCGTACCTACTCTATTGCAATTACAAGATGCTTTGCCTTATACTACATCTTATAGTGAAGTCGATTTGCTAGTTAGTGTGTTTGATATTGTTAGCCAAGAGCGAATAGACCCCGCTCTCGTTGCAGATATGCTCCAGACTTTTGATTACCCGGGGTCCCCTTCAAGCGATCTTGATTGGTCCCAAATTCTCATGTGTAACTATAGGGGGATGACTGGTTCTAATGACTTACTCAATACTACGCTATTGCAAGCAGCCACTGGAGGATCTCTTGGTTCCTCGGAACCCACTGCCGCTGCTAAATTATGGATTTACCGAATCGTCATTACTGCTGGTACTGATTGGACGGCAAAATCCCTGGCTATACCTGCAACTAGATTCATTGCAGGCGTGGAAGTAGTTAGTGAAGCAGAACTCCCTTACCTCATGCGCTTGAAGCGCTCGTATGAATTGGCTACGCAGGGTTGATTGTCATTAGTTGGCGTAACCGAACTTATAGCCCGGGTACTTTCGGGCGTCGTTATTTAGAAATGAACATTGTTATTGCTTCGGGTTTCTATTCTTTAATTTTAGATCCTGAGAAACAAAAAGACCCTTTGAAATCCGCAGCTAGTACGGTAGGTTGGACCTCCTTAATTCTGGCAGGAATTTTTCTTCAAGAGAAATTGGTTATGAAATTAATAGAACGGGGATGGATGAGAGCAATTGTTCAGCCAATTATTTTGTTAGAGGCTGTGTATACAGCAGGATTTATGGCCTCATATTATATTGACGATGAGGAAGGTATTCGAAATTATCATTCCTTCTTAGGTTTAGCAAAAAGAAACCCTTCCACTGCTGTGGCTGTTACAACAACAAGTGCAATTATTGTAACCGAGCATTTGACCAGCAGTGAAACTAGAACCGATGTCGCAAAGAAATGGGATCAAGGTGTTGAGGCACTTGAAAGTAAATACCAACCGTTGTTCGATGCCTTTGGAAATTAATAGATCGCTTCTGGTATCTTAGTAGGGTATGATTGCCATTCGCAATTCATACAGTCCTTGCGAACCGCTACAACCGACTCATAGCCGTTCTTATCCTTTTCACCAAAGACATACTTGGTTATACATTTAGATCCACATTCAAAACACTTCATTCTTCTTCACCATACCAATACATTGATTCGCTAAGGTGGCCATGTTCTGCTGATTTAGGATCGTAGAGTTGTTGATTAACTCCTGCCTCCCATCCTTTGAGGTATTCATCCCACAGTTCACCACTAAACAACCATCGAAATAAGAACTTCATTCTTTCAACTCCAGTTTAATCGATGACTTAACAAATTCAGATATATCACGGCTCAACAAACTAGCTAGTAATTGTCTGGTGGAAATGTCAATCAGGCTGAATTCTTCAGAGGCATCTAATTTAGATCGTATCGATGCTTCGATGAACTTAGATCGCACTCTTCTTTTGTTTCTTTCTTCCAATTCTCCCACCATTTTGATTGGTAGATATACCTTAATTTCTATTTTATTCCGCATTCAGGGTCGCCTCTGCTTAGGGGGAGGGAGCGCCCCCTTATGAAATGGTGGCCTCATCCGGTTCACTGCTCCGCAGATACCCCTTCATTTCCGGTCCACCTGTTCAAGAAAAGGATTTAACAATATATATTAACTATCAAGTATCAAAAGGAAAGCATGGCAACCAGCAAAACAGGTAGTTTCTACCTAACCGAAACCGTAAATTTACCAGCAGCATCCGTTTCAGGAGCAAGGTCTCAAGGAACAATCGACCTAGGCGCATATGTGAATGTCCCAACCGGACAAGCAATTGCAATAGAGGAAGTTGACTTCATCATCCAAGGCGATGGTGCTGGACGCTCTCAAGAATTTCAGTCAATGCTGCAATCCAACGGAGCCCTTTCATTTCAACTATGCGATTTGAACCCGGGCACTCAACT